CTTTTTCGTATGGGCAACTAAACCTGTACCTTGAAATAATGTTGGATAACATTTTATTTCTGTTCCTTGGACTTCACGAGTGACCAGTTGTGCGGCACACTTTCGTAAATCACCGTCCAAGGGTAAGAATTTTCTGAAATCCTTCATTGAGCCTCCACCTGTCACAAAACATAAAGAAAAATCCGTTCCAGGTATATTCACCCGAAATGACTTTGATATCTTATCACGAAAAGAACGCCCGACCTGACTCTCTATGGCTTTAAAGCAACGAATCTTGATATCTCGATCACCATGTACATCCAAAAAATGTGTGGGAACTAAGATGAAGTTTGAAACTATATAGAATCCAAGACACACCTTATCCATATCGGATACAATTCCAATTAAATTAGTGCGCATGGATGCAGCTAAATCATTAGACTTAGTTGTTTTCGAGGGTATTGACATGGGCAACGGTACGGTTTTCGCCGTTAGCCATGGATTAGCCATGTCATTTCGTTCGTCCACTTCTTGTTGCGATTCTGGATTTAAACCTGTATGCGTTTCCAAGACATCGCCCTCCCACTTCGAGGAAGGTGAATGTCGTGCCCGCATAGTGGCTAAAATCAATCCTATTGCACCTAAGCCAATAATAGCATATCGGGATTGCCATTGTTGTGTATATGTTTTTACAATGTCGCGTAGTTCCATAATACGAGACCGTACCATTCTTTTATAAGTTTGCACGGTTGCACATGTAAACCAATACATAGAGACAAGTGTACAAAACAACCAAAGTAAACTTAGAATAGGCACAGCCCACATCATTGTCACCATCATAAGAACTAGAAAACTATTACCAGCAGCCAAAGATCTCTTAATGTCTTCTCTCCAAAAGACAAGACCGAATTTTAAGACCCGTGGATGGCACACATAGCGTTCTGGTAGAAAGTCAATACGATTCCACCAATCGCAAATTTTTGCAGTAGCAATCATAGTTGGTGCTAAACCATTGGCATAGCACATTTGTAAGTCTGTTGCTTTTCTTGCAAAAAATTCAGATAGCTCTTGATGAAAA